AAATGTTTGTGGCATCGCATGGCGCAAGGTTGCGTTGCACAAGAGGGATATCGGCTTCGCAGAAGAGCTTCACAATGTTGCAAGCGACGGCTCGGAGACTCCCAAAACGTGGAGAGATTCTTTAGGCGTTGCATGTGATCGAGGAAAGAAAGTTGGTGACGAATGGGTTGAAGGCGATAACTATGCCGCGTTGTGGAAAGTAGCCAGTGTTGGAGACAGTAGAGAACTAAATGGCGACGGCGGTAGGTCATCTCAACCTGACTTATTAGGCTTTAAAGTTTGCGACGAGGGCGGCTCCATTGAGGCTGGCGACTTGCTGTGTACTAGCGGTACCCCGGGATACTTGATGAAGCAAGATGACGATTTGATGCGCAGCTACACTGTCGCAAAAGCGATGGAAGACGTAACGTTCGATGAGGACGGCAAAGCTGTTGGCATATACGGCTATCTATACTGCGGTTAGCCCTTGACGTGGCTACATAAAATTGGCACTTTGCTAATGAACGAACTACTTATTATTGGAAAACCGTATTATATTTCCTATTCCAAAACAGAGGATCATTAATGTCTACTATGCTTGAACAGGCGATTGTCGATGCAGCAGCTTTAAAAGAGGCTGCGCTTAAGAACGCCGAAACTCAAATTCTTGAGAAATACGCTCCGGAAATCAAAGGCGCTGTTGACGCTCTTTTGAACGAAGCACCTGAAGATGAAGAGTTGGGTCTTTTCCCTGAAGAGCCGGGCGTCGAAAGCCCCGAAGAAGAAGCCCCCATGGACGCCTTGGGCGCTACCCCCGCATACGCAGAGGGCGAAAGCCTTTGCCCATGCCCAGACGAGGAAGAAAAGATTGAACTCGATCTGGACCAGCTAGCCGCACAGGTTGCCGCCGAAGAAGAAATGGGCGGACTTGGTGGTGGTGCTGCTGAACCCCGCGAAGATGCGATGATGGCTCTAGAAGAGTCCGAGGAAGAAGACGAAATTGATTTAACAGAAGAGCAATTGGCAACAATCCTTCAGGAACTATCCGAAGAGATTAATGTTGACATCAAGCCCGTACCCACAGGTCACCCGGGCGATGCCACTGGAACAGAAATTGAGGAAGCCGAACTGCAGGCACTCGCACAGGAGCAAGACTCCGATGTTGCTGAGGAAAACAAAGAACTGCGTAAGGCTGCGAAAGATTTAGAAGAGCAAGTTACCACTCTCTCCAACGAGAAGAAGAAGCTTGCTGAGGATTATGAACAATTAAGGAGTATTGCCTTGAAGATGAAAGACAACCTAGAGGAAGTCAATCTCTCAAACGCAAGACTCGTTTATACCAATCGTGTGTTGAATAGTGTCTCCTTGAATGAGCGACAAAAAAGTAAAATTGTCGAAGCACTGTCTAAGTCACGAACTGTCGAGGAAGTGAAGGTTATTTATGAAACACTTCAAAGCACAGTGGGAACCGCTTCAAACAAGCGGACTCCAGAATCACTGAGCGAAGCCATTAGTAGAAAGTCTACCACTCTACCAAGACGCAAAAACAAGAGAACAGTTGGCTCCGAACATGCAGTAAATCGCATGAAGAAGCTAGCTGGTATTAACTAAGACAAAAACAAGGAGTATTATATACAATGTCTATTATTAACAAATTGACTGAAGGTATCGTTACTCGCGATGTGTCGAAGGAAGGCGCTGCACTTATGGATAAGTGGGAGCGCACAGGTCTTCTAGAAGGTCTTGAGAACAGTCGGAAGCGTGACACCATGGCTCGACTGCTTGAGAACCAAGCTAAGGAGCTACTTCGTGAGGCATCCACCATGGCTGGTGGTGACGTTGAAGGATTTGCCGCTGTTGCATTCCCCATCGTTCGTCGTGTTTTCGGTTCCCTCATCGCGAACGACCTAGTGTCAGTTCAACCAATGAGCCTCCCAAGTGGACTCATTTTCTTCCTTGACTTCCAGCATACGTCTGCTAAGCTTAACGCTTCTGCAGCCGAGTCACTTTACGGTGGCAACAAGGTGGGTCAAGAAATCACCGGTGGTGTTTCCATCGATGATGACGGCGCAAGTCGTCACGGCGAGAAGTCATTCTACGCCCTTAACCAAGGATCTTCTTCCCCAACGGGTTCTACTACCCTTGCTGTTACCGCAGTGTTGGATTCAGGAGAAGGCGTGTTCATGGTCGGCAATGCTGCTGGCACTGACAAGTACCTCCGTTTCGATCCGGATCTCGCATCTGGCTCGTACGCACAGGTTCTCCATCTTACCCTTACCGACGCTCAGCGTCAGCAAATGGGTCTTGATGGAAGTAACCAGAACCCCGTAGCCATTAATGTTGCGATTTCCAACAATGTTGCTGGAACCGCTACACCTTCTGGTTCTACGCAGGTTCGTCGTCTTTCTAAGGCATCCGGCTCCATTCTGGAGGTCGTGTATCACGCTACTGCATCGTTCACTAGCTTGGCACCCGGAACTGGCGATGCGGTTAGCACCGTCACCTTCCCCTTGGTTGATGACTTCACCGGTACCGCTGCTGCTGGATCCAATCAGGCTCTCGGCGCTGTCGTCGGTACTGATGATTGGGGACTGGAAGCAAACGAGGGCATTGCCGAAATCGACATCAAGGTTGATTCCGTCAGTGTGACTGCCGTAACCAAGAAGCTTAAGGCTAAGTGGACTCCGGAATTGGGACAGGATCTTAACGCCTATCACAATCTGGATGCCGAGGTCGAGCTTACCTCCATCCTCTCTGAGCAGATTGCTCTAGAGATTGACCGTGAGATCGTTGAAGATCTTATCAAGGGCGCAACTGCCGGTACTTATTACTGGTCTCGCTCCCCCGGTCTGTTCGTGAAACGCTCCACTGGAGCGGAAATTGGTGCCTCTACGAAGGCTCCTGATTTCACGGGCACAGTCAGCGAATGGTACGAGACTTTGATCGAGACCATCAACGACGTATCAGCCCAGATCCATCGCAAGACTCTGCGTGGTGGTGCTAACTTCCTCGTCTGCGGACCAGAAGTTGCTAACATCCTTGAGTTCACCAGTGGATTCCGTGCTAAGGTATCCATGGAAGATTCCAAGGGTACTGTCGGGGCTGTTCAAACAGGAAGTATTTCCAAGAAGTGGGACGTTTATGTTGATCCTTACTTCCCACGGAATCTTGTTCTGATTGGACGCAAGGGCGGAAGCTTCCTCGAAAGCGGATACGTGTACGCACCTTATGTGCCACTGCAAGTCACTCCCACCATCTTTGGTGTCGAGGACTTCGTGCCACGCAAGGGTGTCATGACACGCTACGCTAAGAAGATGGTGCGTCCTGATATGTACGGTCTAGTTGTCGTTCGTGGCTTGCTCGGCGAGTCAGGTTCAAGCTCCTAGAGTTAACTAAACCTCCAAAGTAATAAAGCCCCCATCTGTTCATACAGATGGGGGTTTTTGCGTCTGAGAAACTACTTAATTGTAACCTCATCCGAATTATTTCGGCTCATGTATGGCTTGCCATGCAAGGGTGATGGGGTTGCTATGTTCAATTAAACTATGGAGGTATTAATGAATGGCTTTTTCACAAAACATCGCGAGACTTCGCTCTCTCCTGAAGAACTTTCAGGTAGACGAGGTTAAGCTTCTCAAAGGAATGTCGTACCAACGTGCAACTTTGAGTGTGGGATCAAACAAAACTCTCGACCCGCTTGAGTCAGGAAGACTGGTCTTCCTTGAGTCTTCGAGTGGAGCGTTTTCGCTCACACTTCCTGCTGTTGCTGCTGGACTTCACTACCGTTGTATGGTAACCGAGGACACGCCTACTGGCGCAATTACGATTGCTGCTGGTTCTGCGATTATGTTCGGTAACGTCAACGAGTCTGAAGTTGACACAAACGACGATGCTCCCGGCTCTTCTGGCGCAACTGGAGTTTCTAATGTTATCATTGGAACCAGTGCCAAGAAAGGCATGTGGATTGAATTGTACAGTGACGGCACTTCTTGGTATTTCTTCGGAAATGCCCAGATTGACGGATCTGTTACAACTTCCTAATAGGAGTCTAGACCCATAATAAGATTTAAATCTTTCCCCGTCCCTTTATGGGGCGGGGTTTTCCTTTTTGAGAAACTAATTACGTTACGGAGGATATAATGAATGAGCCACCCAGAATTAACACCCAAAAGCAATTTAAGCAAAGTAATATTAACGTCCACAGGATCAACCGGTGACGTAACTTCGGCTTTACCATACGGCATCTATTCAGATTCCCATGACTTTGTATCCGGAGCCTCTGATCAGGTTGCGTACGTCTACAAAAAGTTAGGCGGCGATGTGCTGGACATTGAATTGACAACGGGTAATGTGTATGCCGCGTATGAAGAGTCGGTATTAGAATATTCATACATTATTAATTCTCATCAAGCCAAAAACACTCTTTCTGACTACCTTGGCTCTATGACTGGAACGTTTGATCACGATGGCGAACTTAAAGCAGGAGAACTTTCTTCCAGTTTGAGCGGTGCCGGTGGCATTGCAATGAAGTATCCTCGATTCGAGTTCGCGTATGCCCGCCGTGTTGCTGAAGGTATGGCTGGTGATGCTGGCGTAGGTGGTAACACCACTGAATACTCCTGTTCATTCAGAACAGTGACAGATCAGCAAGATTATGATTTAGATTCCATCATTCAGGACGCTTCAGACTCAGGCGAAGATGCTGCCGGCAACACGGTGAACTTCGCCGGCTTGGTCGGACAGAAGCACCTGACGATTAGAAAAGTCTTTTACAGAACACCGCACGCAATGTGGCGATTCTATGGTTACTACGGTGGCTTGAACACGGTCGGCAACTTGTCGAACTACGGACAGTACTCAGACGACTCAACTTTTGAGGTTATTCCGGCATGGCAGAATAAGGCACAATCAATGGCGTTTGAAGACTCCATTTATACCAGAAACTCACACTATTCATTTGAACTCAAGAACAACCAGCTTAGGCTTTTCCCAAAACCAGTTAGTTCAAGCCCAAAATACTTTTGGATCCAGTTCACTATTCCGACTGAGCCATGGGAAACTAGCGGCTCTGCCGATATTGGCATTGATGGTGTGAATAACCTTAATAATGTCCCGTTCCAGAACGTTCCTTATAAGAGTATCAACTCGATTGGCAAGCAATGGATTCGCAGATTTGCTTTGGCGCTCTGCAAAGAGACTCTGGGGCAAGTAAGAAGCAAGTTCGCTCAGATTCCTATCCCGGGAGAGTCAGTTACGCTTAATGGCGAAGCTTTGTTGTCGCAAGGTAAGGAAGAACAGGAAGCACTGAGAACAGAACTCAAAGAACTGCTCGATGAGTTGACCTACAACAAGCTGATGGAAGGCGATGCCGACAAAGTGGATCAAGTTAATAAGATTCAAGCGAAGATCCCATTGTCGATCTTCGTATTTTAGGAGTAAGTTATGTCGGACCCTAAAGATAAATGGAAGCAGCCAGAACAACCACCTAGCCCACTGTTCACCGGTCAGAAAGAGCGCGATCTGGTTAAGCAGGTTAATGATGAACTTATTGAAAGGGTCATCGGACAAGAGGTTTTATATTTTCCTCTTGACATTGACCACACCAACTATCACCCGTTGTATGGCGAAGCAATAGACAAAACCTATTTGCCGCCGATTGCTGTAAAA